GGCACAGCTGATAATGATATCAATGCAGTGAACAGTATGGGTATGATTCCTCAAGGTTATAGAGTGAATAATTACTTAACTGACGCTGATTCTTGGTACATTATTACTGATGTTCCTAACGGCATGAAAATGTTCGTTAGAACTCCATTGAATACAGCAATGGAAGGCGATTTCGATACTGGAAACGTTAGATATAAAGCTAGAGAAAGATACTCATTTGGAGTATCCGACCCTAGAGGTATCTTTGGCGTTGAAGGTGCGTAATTAAATTAAGAAATGAGGCCGCCTTAAAACGGCCTCATTTCGACTATAAAGTAAGAAATACACTATGAAAAACTTCCGCGTACAGATTCGATACCATGGCTATTATGCTGACTTTAATGTTAGTTGTAAGGACACAGCTGAAGGTATTGAAAAATCAATCCTTGACAAACTAGGAAAAAATGAGGTAAAGTTCGAATCTGATGGATTTACTACTAAACGTGGTAAATGGATAACTTATGAGGAGGTTATCAATGACCGAAGACCTATACAATACGAAACGGTCCTTGGAACTAGAGTGGCAACAAGAGCATCTGAAGGACGGGAAGCATAATATCAGGATGATTGAAATTAATAGAAAAATCCAGGATATTATTAAAGAGATCATTGCCAAAGAGTTTGAAGAACAAACGCTTCAGACCAAAATAAATCAGGCCAAGGCCGAAGTTTCGATAGCCACTTAAGCGCTATCAAAAATCATACATTTCTGTAGGGATACCTTGCACTAAACGCAAATCTGCGCTATAGATTAATTACTATACAATTATTTAATAGAATCTAGACGCGTATAGTCGACGGCCTAGAGACTAGATTCACAAACTAGGAGGATTATAATCATGGCATCAACATTGTTTAGAGGCCCAGTATTAGTTGGGAAGAAAAACGAAGCAGGAGTAACTGGATTCAATATCGAACAGAAGGATTCAAATTACACTGTTGTTATTAATAATGGTGATTGTGGAAAAACATTTTTATCAAACACTAAGGATGTAGTATTCACCCTACCATCCATTGCTATTGGGAATGTATATACATTTGTAAATACAGGAGCAGATGGTCAAAACAATTTGACTATTAGTCCAGTAAGTATTGATGGTATTTTGTATGCAGGATCTTTAACAGACGATAAAGATTTAATTAATACACAAGCTACCTCAAAAGTAGGAGACTATGTGACCCTTGCATCTTTGAACTCAACTGTTTTTTGGACAGTTGTAGATTCTCAAGGTCTTTGGGCTAAAGAGTCTTAATAGATAAACTGTGAGCTCCTTCGGGAGCTCATAGAATTAGGAGAAAAATATGGCAATAGGAAATGTAAGACAAACTATAGCGCTCGCAGCGGATGGCCAAATGCAAAAATATGCAAGCGGTTCTGCAGTTACTATTACAAAAGCTAGAATCATGGCAGTACAAGCTCAAGCGACAGGAGCGGGAGGAAGTGTCAAAATTTATAATGAATCTGATAGTTCTAAAACAGCAAGTGCTTTAGTATTTGAAGCTCAATGGGGAACCGCAGATAATTCTGATTTTTCTGTGAAAATTCCAGGAGATGGTATTTATTGTGATACGGGAATGTACGCTGATATAACTAACTGTGATTTTTTAGTAGTTACTGGCGCATTTACGTAAGAGGTAACTCATGGCTAATACTACTTCAGGTACGTATACTTTTGATAAGACGTACGCGATCGATGATATTATCGTAGATGCTTACGAGCGTATTGGCTTAGTAGGTAGTTCTGGTAATCAAATTCGTTCTGCAAGAAGATCATTAAATATTATATTTCAAGAGTGGGGCAATAGAGGACTTCATTATTGGGAAGTTGGCAAAACTAATGTGACGCTCACTGTAGGGCAAGCAGAATATACTTTTTATCGTTCTTCAGGAGATGGCACAAGTTCTCCCTGTGTTACTGATGCTAATGTAGCTGATGCTTCCATTTATGGTTTTGCAGATATTTCTCAATGTTCTTACCGTTTATATAACAACAGTAGTGGAGGTACTCAAGCCGACACTACCATGACTAAAATTGATAGATCCACCTATGCAGGGTATGGAGATAAAAAAACAAAAAGTACTCCTTCTAATTTTTGGGTTCAAAGATTTATTGATAAAATTACTTTAACTATTTATCCAACAGCGAGTACTTCAGCCGCTGGTTCCACTAACAAATTACATATTTATTTTACAAAAAGAATTGAGGATGCAGGAGTATTTACTAATGCCTCTCAAGTCCCTTATCGTTTTGTTCCTTGTATGACAGCAGGCTTAGCTTTTTATTTAAGTCAGAAGTTTTCACCACAACGTTCACAAGAAATGAAACTTTTTTATGAAGATGAATTAGCAAGAGCTTTAGCGGAGGATGGATCAGCGTCTAGTACTTTCATAACACCGAAGACGTATTATCCAGCAATTACATAATGGCAGCTTATTCATCAGGCAAATATGCACAAATGATTTCAGACCGATCCGGTCTTGCTTTTCCTTATAGGGAAATGGTTCAAGAGTGGACGGGTATGTGGGTGCATAGTTCTGAATACACTCCGAAGCAACCACAATTAATGCCACGCCCCGTGGTCGGTGATCCACAAGGCTTGGCTCATGCAAAACCTGCACGTAAGGCTTTTGCAACGGCAGTTGTTTTAGATAATAATCCTTTTACAACTACGGGAAGTAGTGCTTCAGTTACAGTGAAATGTAAGAATCAACCTTTTTCCACTGATGATTATATTCGTTTTACGAATGTAGCTAATGCAGTTGGAGGAGTAGCTAAAGCTACTTTAGAATTAACAACGACTTTAAACGGAGATATTACAGATAGTGCTACAAGTTTAGTGCTCGCTGATAGTTCGCAGTTTGTAGCTCCAGGTTATATTTGCATAGCAAAATTTACTAACGATGCTTCTTATGATGAAGGAAACGATGTTAGTGAAACAATTTATTATACAACTAATACTGTTGGAACGAATACTCTTTCAGGATTAACACGAGGAACAGCTGCTCCTGTAAATGGAATAACTCCTTTGGATACGACAGCAGGATCTCACAGTAGTGGAGCAAAAGTTTATGGCTCTTATAAAATTACAAAACAAACAACAACAGAGACTATTGCTTCTCCCCCAGGATCGGTTACAGTCAGTAATAGTTTTACGTTTAGTTTAAAAAACAATGCGTCCAGTACGGAAACAGGCGGAGGATTTTTCGCTTTCGGTGGACCAGTAAATGAGAGACCATAATGTCAGGAATTAGTTATACAACATTAGTAACCATGATCAGAAACTACACAGAAGTAGGAGATACAGTTCTTACAACAGCTGTATTGGAAAATCTTATTTTAAACGCTCAACAACGAATCATGTACGATGTGCCCGTTGATTCAGATCGAAAAGCTCAAACAGGGAATTTAGTGACCGGACAAACAAGTATTAACGCTCCCGCAGGCGCTGTATTTATTAGAGGGGTTCAGGTTTATGATTCTACTTCTGCAGTTACAGGAGCAAATGATTGGATGTTGAAAAGAGATCAAACTTTTTTACAAGAATATGTTCCTTCAACAGAATCCGCTAAAAGAGGGAAACCTAAATACTATGCAATGTTTGGAGGAGCAACTGGTTTATCTGATACTACTTCAGGAAGAATGATGTTTGCTCCAGTTCCTGATGCTAATTATGCATTTCAAGTTCACTATAATCTAATGCCAGCTACTTTAGAATCTGGCAATGAAACCAACTATATTAGCTTAAATTTTCCTCAAGGGCTATTATACTGTTGTTTAGCAGAGACTTATGGGTATTTAAAAGGCCCAATGGATATGTTGACACATTATGAAAACAAGTATAAACAAGAAGTAGAGAAATTTGCAGGAATGCAAATAGGTAGAAGACGAAGAGATGATTATACGGATGGAACAGTTCGTATACCAATCGAGTCTCCTCCTCAATAACAGGAATAAAAATTATGGCTATCACATCAGCAATTTGCAACAGTTTCAAACAAGAAATTTTAGAAGCCGAACATAATTTTACGGCATCTACAGGTAATACTTTTAATTTAGCATTATATGACAGTGATGCGACTTTAAATAAATCTACAACTGTCTACACAACTTCAGAGGAGTTAGCGACTACTGGTGGCTATACAGCAAAAGGAAACGCTTTAACTAGTGTCACTCCAGTTCTAGATTCAGATACAGCTATATG